ATTATAAAATTCTTGTACTACGGACAATGGGATTTTATTGGTTCCTTTTTCTCTATCAATTTTATGCATTGACATCAAGAGCTCTAAACTCGGAAATGTTGGCATAGTCGTACGAATATCTAACCCAATCTTCTTAAACAACCGATTGGACTGCGACTTATGCATGCGCGCTAACACCGCTTGAAAATCATACGGGGTGAAATCAAGAACTCTCATCCAGTACTCGTAGAACTGACGAACCATGGCATAGGCTATCGGATTAGTGCCTAAAGTATCATAAGCCTGGCCAATTGCTTGCAAAGGATAAGTTCGAGGGTCGTTATCCTTATTAGCAATCAATTTCAAGATGGTGTCGTGAGTAGGCTTAAACGGTAAAACTGACGGAAAGCCCACTCCGAAAGGTTTTTGCAACACAAAATAACGTTTTAAGAAAACAACTCCAACATCTTTAATCTCTCCACACCCATCTACTGTAGAAAAGAAACGTTCCGTCACATTTGCATCACGAATAGACATACCAGTGTATTTCTTTAACCATATTGCCCACTTATGTTCATTAATAACTGATGCCAAACGCTTTGGTGTCGCCCACAAGTGATCGTCGCCGTACACAATTATTACCAATAAACCCAAAGCCACAGCATGTGCAATCTCAGGTCCTTCAGGCAACGACACTATTGAATCAACGATATACAAGCACCACACCAAAAGCACTATCCACGAATCTCCATGGGACGTCTCATACCCTCCTGAATACATTATGCCTTTTATTAGCGTCCACAATCCCAAGATATGATTAACCAACTTGACATTTATTTTCTCAGCTAATATCAGAAAACACCGTTTCATAAACTCTGCGTCTTTGCTATTTCGTGTGCGAAAATAACGGCTCCCGGACATAACATACATTGACAACATCCAATCCCGTATCGTTTTATCCAATTTATCGAAATCTCCTGTATGCCATACATAATTCTTAGAAAACGCTTTCATCCTATGCGCCAATCGTTCTGCTTCTCCATATGTCCATTTGTGACCAATTTTTATCACATCACCCCGCTCTAACATCTGCTTGGGTATCATGCACAACCGTGACAAAAACTGTTGGATCATATTTGGTATGAAAAATTCTCGACATTTCTTCAATAGTTTCTCACATGCTTCTGGTTCGGGTGGCCAGCAATATTTAAACTCGTCTTTCAATCGTATCACACAATATGTATCTAACTCGTAACGATATTTATCGAACAAATGTGGGGATTCAAATAGCTCTTGCATCCACGAGTGAAACCTGGCTGCGAAGTAAGGGAACTGATGAAACTTCTTTCCGCCATATATGACTTCCACTTCTTCCGCACCTACTGGCACTGTGTACTGGGCATGAGGGCGGATACCTGCGGACGATTGCATATTTGACACAAACGCCTGTAGCATTGTGGGATGGTATGTAAAATCCACTGTCTTATGGTACTGCGTCACACCTAACATATCATCCATCATATGCATGGCTTTCGGTAACAGTTGTCGTACGTGATCAAATTCATAACGGCTCTGAGTATCATTACGTGAAAACTCTGAAAAAAGCATGGCCATTTTGTCTGCCCCAACGTCCTGCATTGTATTAACCAATGCAGAATGACCTCCGTACTTTCCAAACACAATGCGTTGGAACATATGCTGATTCAGCCACTGCTCTGACTCTGAGGGCGTTCTCCCTGGACTAAAATCCTCGTCCCGTGGAACCCGACGAGGATAACGAACCCCTGCAGCACGTAAGTAAATGTGATCCAATTGCTCTACTATCGAAAAAAGCCGTGTGTCCCAGTCCACTAAATGAGCTGACGGTACATTTGGGCTATAAAACGGCTCTTTTACTAGCATATTGTGTGGTCGTTGGTAATGCTGTGCTGCCAATTCTAACAGTTTTTGATCCACATACAGCTTATCATTACTCAATGCCACAAATGGACCTTCTCCATTGACCATCATGATATCATACTTTAAACATTCTGACACTAACCAGAAATATTGGTCTTGTAAAGTCAGTAGCCTACCGTCTCTTACTCGCGGTGACACAAACTTTAACGGTGGTCTGAGGTGTGGGAACGACACCTCAAGATCACACCGACAAGTGTCCGCTGAATGATTATCACAAACTGAGCCGATCCACTGGACCCTGAAATTTGTATGCCCTGGAACCAACTGGCCGTTAACGCGTCGCCTACGTGTTGTTGAGAACATATAGCGAATTATGGGTTGTTTAAATCGTCGAGTAAATACACGAAGGTCACTCAGTCCTATGTACTCAAAGAGCTCTCGTGAAAGAGATTTTATGTTTTTGTTATTGTTTATTGTTAATAAAGTGTCTTGTTTCCGAATTTTCTCAGGATGTCCGTAAGCGA